CCCGCAACGCGCTGTCCTTCGCCCGGACGGCCAGCGACACCGCGGCTGCCTCCGATACGGTCACTCGCTCCACGACCCGGCCTCGCGCGGTTGCCGATACCGCGGCTGCCTCGGATGCGGTTGCGCGGGTTGTCAGCTTTGCCCGCGCGGTCGCTGATACGGCGGCAGCGAGCGATGCGGTTGCGCGGACCAGCTCGCGCCCCCGAGCCGTGTCGGATACCGCGGCCGCGTCGGACACCGTCACCAGCGCCGAAACCCAGGCCCGGCCGATCAGTGATACCGCCGCCGCCAGTGACGTGGCGACCCGCGGCGCGCAGACCTTCACCCGCACCGCCGCTGATACCGCTGGCGCGAGTGACGCGGTAGCGCGGGTTGTCAGCTTCGCCCGCTCCGTGGCGGATACCGCGGCGGCCTCGGATGCGGTGGCGGCCGTCACCATCCGCACCCGCACTGCTGCTGATACCGCCGGCGCGTCGGACACCGTTGCCAGGAATGCCCTGGCGCTGGCCCGGCCGGTGTCGGATACGGCCGCCGCTGGTGACACGGTCGCCCGCTCCGAGGTGCAGTCGCGCACTGCTGCGGACAGCGCGACCGCGAGTGACACCGTCGCCCGCGCCGCGCAGGTGTTCATCCGTAGTGCCGCGGATACCGCAGCAGCATCGGACGCGGTTGCGCGGCTGGTTGTTCTCGCCAGGTCCACATCGGACACTGCCGCAGCGGCCGATGCGGCGAACCGCGCGGCGCAAACACTGGCCCGCACCACCGCGGATACCGCCGCTGCGAGTGACACGGTCACCAGAGCCGACACCTTCGCCCGGACGGTCACCGACACCGCGCCCGCGAGCGACACGCTCACCCGAGGCGCCCAGGTATTCACCCGCACCGCCGGCGATAGCGCCCCAGCGGTCGATACAGCGGCCGCTGTAGTCGCCCTGGCCCGCGCCGCTGCGGACAGTGCGGCAGCGAGCGATACCGCAACCCGGGCGGCGCTGAGCTTCGCCCGCACCACGTCGGACACCGCGTCGGCGTCGGACGCCGTGGTCGCCTCGGTTGGGCGCTACGCCACCGACACTGCGCTGGCCTCCGACGTCGCCAACCGGCTGGTAGTGCTCACCCGCCCGGTGGCGGATAACGCTGCTGCCAGCGACGCGGTGGCCCGGGTCCTGGTCCTGGCGCGCAGCGCCGCTGATACGGCGGCCGCGGGGGACGCCAGCACCGCCAGCTCTCAGCATTCCCGCACCGCATCGGATACCGCGTCGGCGTCGGATGCGCTCGCGCGCGTAGCGATCTTCGCGCGCGCCGCCGCGGACACCGCCGGCGCATCCGACACCACCACCCTCGCCCAATACCGCAGCGTCAGCGACGCCGCCGGCGCGAGTGAGGCGGTAGCCCGGCAGCTGACCCTGCCGAGGTCGGTATCGGACGCTGTTGGTGGCGATGACTACGTCGCCGCCGCGGACCAAGCCAGCGCCAGTGACAGCGCGCTCGCCGCGGACACCCTCACCCGGGTCGTGGTGCTGCCACGGTCGGTCGCGGATACAGCGGCGGCTGGTGATTTCGCGAGCACCGCCGGCGAAGCCCTGGTGTTTGATACCGCCGGCGCCTCTGATGCGGTGGCCCGCCAGGTTCTGCTGGCCCGGCCAGTCAGCGTGTCCGCCTTGGCGTCCGACGCCGCGGCCCGGCAACTGCTATTGCTGCGCACGGTCCTCGATACCGCCGCCGCCGGGGACACCGTCGCGGTGGTCGGTAGCCGCTCCGTCACCGACACCGCGCTGGCGTCGGACACCGTTGCCCGGCAGCTGACCCTGCCCCGGCCAATAGCTGAATCCGCTAACGCGACGGATGTCGCGGTCCGGCTGGTCCTTTTCTACCGCACCGCATCGGACACCGCGCCAGCCGTGGATGCGGCCACCGCGGTCGTCATCAGCCGCGGATTCATGTCATTTTCCCCGCACCCGGTGCCCGCAATGTTCGGCGCTGCCGCGCCTGCGGCGCACACCATCGGCGCCACCCGGCGAACACAAACCGTGAACGCTGCTCACGGTGCCGTTCCGAGCATGAGCCCCGCTGATCGGAAAACCGTGACAATGAGTGGAGTCTGATGCCGACCATTGACCTCGGTGACCCGGTACCCAACCTGGCTATCGAAACCCGAGACATTTCCGGGAACTTCGCCGACGCGGGCAGTGTGACCCTGGTCATCACCAAGCCGGATAACACCACCGCCAACCCGACGGTGAACCACGCCGACGTGGGGAAATACGACGCCAACTATGTCCCACCGGACCCCGGGCATTACAGCGTCCGCTGGGTCGCAACCGGTGTTAACCAGTCGGCGTACACGGATTCGTTCGATGTCCTGGAAGCGAACCCGCGGTGCATCGTCAGCCTCGCCGACGCGAAAGAACTCCTCCGGTTCAGCGGTGACAGCGCAACCGATGAGGAGCTTCGGCGATACAACGAAGCGTCCACCCACATGATCGAGCAGTACATGAAAAAAACGGTGGTGCGGACCCCCGTCGTCGGTGAGGAACATTGCGTTTACGGCCGCCGTGATGTGGTGTTCCTGCGGCGCCGTCCGGTGATTTCCCTCACCGCGGTGGCAACCATTGATTCGCTCGTCACGTGGGACATCTCAACGCTGGCTGTGAACTCCACCTCGGGGCGCGTGAATTACCTCCCGGGCTCGGCGGCTTTACGCGGGATCATCACCTTCGATTACGTCGCCGGGTACACGATTATTCCCGCGAACATTCAAGAAGCGGCCCGAATCATGATTCAACATTTGTGGGCCACCCGTCGAGGACTAGGCGGCAATTTGATCACACAGCAACTCCCCGGATTTAACATCGGATTCGCCTTGCCCCAGTCGGTTAAAGATTTGCTGGGGGCGCAGCCCACGATGGTCGCATGAGCACCGGGACACTGCTTTTCGCGGTCAAAACCGCGCTGCTCGACGCCATGCAACGCCGCCCCACTATGGCTGGAACGCAAATCTCCTACGGCGAACCAGCCTCCTACAAAACGGGCACCGCGATTTGGTTCGGGCCCGCCGAATCACTCAACGACCCATCCGATTTAGGTGGGCGCCGTGCCGGCCTCGACGAAATCGTCACCATGACCGTCGTGATCCAAGCGTTCACTATGCAAACCGAGGGTCAGCAAACCGCGGACGAGCAAGCCGTCGCATTGTTCGCCGAGTTCCAAGCCCTGATCGCGGAAAACGCCAGCAGCCTGGTCGAGGGCGTGTGGGGTTGCTACGTCAACTCCTGGATCCACCACGTTGGCCCAGCTCAAGCCGCTGGCAGCGGGTACCTGTCCCGGTTCGAGGTGCAGGTCCAATTCCGCGGCACCCTCCGATAACCAACCCCAAATAAAGCAGGCCCCCGCTTTTCGAGGTGGGGTGTTTCGTCGCGCCCGAAAAACGGGAGGAATTAAATGGCGCTAGACACCAGCAGTGTTGTGCTCTCGGTGACAGGTTCACAATCGTCCGCGATTGACTTCACCACCGGCCAGGCCCCTATCGCCCGCACCTACCAGCTGCTGTACGGCACTGGCACAGGCGCTGGTTTGGCCGACCGGGTGTGGCACGACCAGCGAACAATTGCCGCGTCGGGTACTGACGATCTGGACCTCGCCGGTGTCCTCGTTGACGTTTTCGGCGCAACCGTGACTTTCGCGAGGATCCGCGCGATGGTTGTGGCCGCCGCGAGCGGTAATACCAACAACGTCATTGTCGGTAACGCCACAACGAACGGTTTCATTACCTGGGTTGGTGCGGCCGCGCACACCGTCACCGTTCGCCCCGGTGGATTTTTGTGCCTCGCGAACGGGCTCACCGACGCCACCGGTTACGCGGTGACCGCGGGCACCGGCGACATTCTGCGGATTGCGAATTCCGGCGCCGGCACCTCGGTGACTTACGACATCATCCTGTTCGGGGCGTCCGCGTAATGGCGAAAACGATGCGCCATCCGGCGCTGCCTCCGGATCAAACTATTGAGGTTCCCGACGAGGCCGTGATGGGCCACCAGCGAATGGGCTGGCGCCCCGTCGAGGACGAAAAACCCGCCGAGAAGACCGTCGAATACGACGAGGACCTCGCGGCCGCCGAAAGCGAAGACGCCGGCGAGGAATCAGCCGAGGAATCGAGCGAGGAAACCGACGATGGCTGATGGCGAATGGGTCTGGATGACCCACCCCCTGCTTCCCCCCGATCAGCTCATTTACGAACCGGAGGAAGCGCTTTTCGGGCTACGGCAAGCCGGGTGGGTGGAAACCGATCCACCCCCACCTGAGGAGCCCTAAACCGCGGTCGAGGCATCTAGCCAGCCGTCATGTCAAACGCCACAAGGCGGTAAGGAGTAACACACCCAAATGGCCCCTCCGAACCTAACTTCGAGCACCAGGTTCACCGATAACGCCACCACCGTTATCTATTTCGTTCCCACGATCGCGGCCACCAACCTGACGCCCACCCGCGCGGAACTCAACGCCGGCACGAACCTGTCCGTTGAAATCAACGACCTCAAGGGTTGGACCGTTCAGGCTGACCTGATCGACGTCCAGTCGCTGGCGGAGTCGTTCCAGTCGAAAATCGCTGGGACACTGTCCTCGCCGGATTCTTCGCTGACTTTCTACACGTCCAAGAATGGTTCCGATGTGCGTTCCCTGCTACCGAGGGGAACCACCGGGTATATTGTATTCTGCGACGGCGGTGATATTGGTGGAAACAAAGCGGAAGTGTACCCGATCCAAGTAACAGCGAATGGCGTGATGCGCACCATCGACGGTAAGGACGCTTCCAAAGTTGAAGTGCAGTTCGCGATCACTCGCCCACCTGCGCAGAACGTGACCCTGCCGGCGTGAGCCTGCGAGAACGCCTCGCTGCCAGGGCTCGCCCCACCGCTTCGTTCCACCTCCGCGTTGACGACGACACGAGCGCTCAAGCGGATCTGGTGGCTGCGCAAGCGGTGGGGCTACCCGAGCGGATCACCGCGGCCCAAGCCGCCGTGGAGGCCTGCTACGAGCGGCTGGAGCTGTCCGCGCTGCCGCCGGCTGACATGGAAGCGCTCTTGGAGGCGCACCCCCCCACGCCGGACCAGCCCGGCAACACGATGTTCAACCAGGCCACGTTCGTGCCCGCCCTGATCGCGGCGTGCGTGGACTCCGACATGGGTGAAGACGACTGGGCCGAGTTCGTGGCCAAGGGTCCGATCACCCGTGGCGAGGTGCTGGCCCTGTTCAACGCGTGCTGGGACTTAAACCACCGCACCCCGGATATCAACCTAAAAAAAGGCTAGACGCCGACGCTCAGCTGTCCATCGAAATGGACTATTGCGGCCCGCGTGGTATTTCCCATGACGAGTTCCTGGGCTGGTCACAGTCCGCGCGGGACAAAGCGATCTGGTGGATGCTGCGGGAACGCAAAAAGTGCGGCGTGTGTCAAACCCGGGCTGAGGAATGGGATCCCGAGCAGGGCGGTGATCGGCGCGCCTATCGGGCGCAGCTCACCCAGTGCGAAGGGTGCATCGTGATTGAACGCGCCCAGGAATCCCCCGAAATGTCAGCCGCGCGCGGAATGAAGGTGTTCTTGGTGCGAAACGAGAAACCCGATGCGCCTAGAAACTAGAGGCGCCGCGCAGCTACGGCAACTGTCCCGCCGGATGCACACCGCCGCGCAGGATTTGCCTGCTGAGATCGCGGCCGCGGCCCGCAGGGCGATGGGCCCCCTACCGTCGAAACTCAAAGGCTCGGCCCTATCGGTGCTGCCCGCCAAAGGGGGCCTGAACCGGGATGTCGCGTTCAGAGGCACATTTCGGGTGTACCGGATCCCCTCCGGCGCGCGGCTGGTCGCTCAGCACGAATACGACATTGTCGGAATGAATTACGGGGTGGTGTATCACCCCCTGTTCGGTGACATGGGGCATTGGTACCGGCAGGTAATCGCCGAAGGCTGGTGGGACCGGGTCATCGACAACGTCGAACCCGCGGCGCGCCAGGAAATGGACAAGGCGCTGACCAACACGAGAAGAAAGATTGAGCGCTGAACACAATGACGACGCGGATCAAGGCGAAGCCGTTCCGTATTTGGTACATCGATTCCGAACCGGTCGAGGTGTGGATTCGTCCCTCGGTGCAGGTCAAGGCGGAGGAGAAGTTCAAAACCGGGTTGGGGGACATGCGGCTGGTGACGCAGCTGTATTACATGGCGTGGCTGGCCGCGACCCGCGAGGGTAAAGAGCATCGCACGTTCGAACAATTCCTCGACGTGATCGCCGACGTGGAACCTCTCGACCTTAATGAGGGCACGCCAGCGGCGGGGGCGGACGTTCGGTAGTTCGCGATGGCGAACCCGCTCCAGTTCGATATTTTCGGTCGTGATCACGGCGCCGGCCGGACCATTGATGACCTGTCCCGCAAAGTTAACAACCTTGCGGATCAGGTCGAGCGGTTGGGGCGTGCCGAGGCGAACCCGAACATTCGTATCGATATTGCTGAGGCGCAGCGGCGTCTGGAGCAACTCAAGGCTGAACTGACAGCCCTCCGGGGCACCAAGGTTCAAATCGACGCGGACACCAAAGCGGCCCGCGCCGAGTTGGCGCTGTTGGAAAACCAGCTTGAGCAGCTGGAGAACGAAGAACACACCGTTGAGGTTGAGGCGGAAATCGCGGCCGCGAATGCGCGCATCGAGGAACTCCGAGCCAAGCTCGCGACGCTGAAAGAGCAGAAGCTCCAGTTCGACGCTGACACCACCCGCATCAACGCGCAAATCGTTGAGCTGGAAGCGAAACTCGCGACGCTGCGGGATGTTCATATCAACGCGGATTTGGACGCGACCCGCGCCGTTGCTGGTTTGACCGCTCTGGAAGCCGCGCAACGCCGGGTGAATGACTCCGGGAATCCGCTGCTGCGCATGTTCCGGGACATTTCCGGGACTCTGGGGTCCTTCGCGCAAGTCGGGGCTGGGGCGGTCACCGTACTGGGTGCGATCACCAGCGCGGCCGGCTCCGCGGTCACGTCGGTGTCCTCCACTTTTTCCGCCTTGACCGGTGGGATCGGCGCGCTCCAATCGTTCGGGCAGGCCGGCATGAATGTCGGCCAGGTCATGACTCAACTGGGCCAGTCCCTGACCCAGGTGGGCACGTCAGCGTCGTCCGCGGGGTCCGCCGCTGCCGGCGCCGCCGGCCCGTTCGGCGCGATCGGCGCCGCGGCGCTCCAGGCGGTCACCGCGTTCGTGCAGCTCTCGATCCAGGTCACCGTGTTCGTGTCGTTAGCGGCGGCCATCGGTGGTGCGGTGTCGCTGGCGATCGCGGGGATCGCGCAGCTCGGTGGCGCCGTGGTCGCCCTGGCCTCGGGGATCGTGCCCCTGGTTCAGTCCCTCGGTTTGCTTCCGGGGCTGATTTCCCCGCTGGTTGTCGGGTTCGGCGCTTTGGCGATCGGGTTTTCCAACGTCGGTAAATCCGGGATCGAATTCAAAAACACTCTGGATCAGCTCAAGAACGCGTTTTCCCCGATCGCGGATGCGATCCGGTCGCAAATGCAGCCCGCGGTGCAGGCGTTTATTCAGTCGATCACGTCGCTGGCGCCGATTGTTCAGCGCGTTGTTCCGGTGATCACCAAAGCGGCGTCCGATGTGCTCAATGCGTGGTCGCAAATGTTCAGGTCGTCGCAGTTCCAAACCGATTTCCAGAATTTGCTGACGTCGGCGGCGAATAACTTCCGCACCATGGGCCAGGCTGCTCAGCAGGCCTTCCAGGGCATCACGAACATGGCCGCGGCGGCGCAGCCCGCGGTGGATCGGTTTGTGCAATTCATCGCCCAAGGCATCCAAAAATGGAATGAGTGGACCGCGGCCGCGCGCCAATCTGGTGAACTCACCCAAATCTTCAACCAGGCTGAGCAGGCCCTCGAAAGCATTATCAACACCATCGGCAACGTCGCTGGCCTGTTCAAAGATTTGTGGGATTCCGCGTCCCGCACCGGCGCGTTCCAATCCGTGCTGGAGGCCATCAACGGGATCATCTCCGACTGGCGTAACAACATTCAGCAGGTCGGCGGGTCCTGGGACCAGTTGATGTCCCGTGTTGCCAGCGTCGCCCCCCAAATCCGCGCCTTGATCGAGGACATCGGTCGCGCGTTCACCGAGATCGGCGCAAACGTCGACTTGGGCCCGGCGATTGAGGGTATTCGCGCGATGATCCCCGGGATCAAAACCGCGATCGAGCAAATGGCCCAGGCCGCCTCCGATGCGCTGAAAACAATCGGACCCGACATCGGGAACATGTTCGCCGAGTGGGGCCCCCGGATCGCCCAATTCATCCGCGACGCGGCCGCCACGTTCCACGAGTTCGCGCCGGCTATCACCGAGGCGGGCAACATCATCATCGCCTGGGCCCAAGGGGTGCTCGCCGCCATCAAAGGCGTGGGCACCGCGGTCGACGCGACCGCCACCGGAATCCGCGCCGGGTGGAAAGCGCTCCACGGCGACATCACCGGATCCGCCGCCGAGTGGGGTGCCTTCGCCCAGCGGCAAAAGGACCTGTGGGGTGGCATCAGCACCGGGGCCCAAAGCGCCGGACAAGCCGTACAACAATTCGGCCAAACAGGCACCCAAGCGGTCAGCCAAGTACAACAAGCCACCCAGAATTACAACCAGACGGTGCAGGCGGCGCAGAACGCCGCCCAGCAATTCGGCGCGGCCGCGAATACCTCAACCGAGGCGTGGAAAGCCGAGGGCGTCGCGCTCGGCGACGTGGTTGTCGCCGCGAACAACATGCTGACCGCCATGGCCAATGGTGGCGCCTCGGTCGAACAGCTCGCGCAAAAGAACCAAGACGCCGCGGCGCAGGTCCAAGCGCTCGGCGAAAAAATGGGCATGACCCAGCAGCAAATCGACGCGTTCAAAAACGCGATCCTCAGCGTTCCCGAGCTGCGGAATGTCAACTTCGCCACGAACGCGCAACAGGCCGTGGACGAGGCCCACAAGCTCCAGGAGGCCGCTGCGCAAGCGGCCCAACCGCCGCCGCCGCTGCGTTTCAACGCCGACGCTAACGCGGCGCTCGCCGCCGCGCGTGGGGTGGAAACCACGAAGACGGAAGCCGTCGCTCCGCCGCCGTCGATTCAGTACACCGGTGACCCGAGCAATGCCACCCAAGCCGCGGGGCAAGTGAAATCGGCCACCGATCAGCTCCAAGACAAAAACATCACCATCACCGCGAACGCCGACGGTTTGACCACCGCGGTCAGCGAAGCGACCACCGCCCTCGCCCCGTTGCAGGACAAGCTGATCAAACTGACTGGCGATAACGCGGTCCTGGTCGAGGCCGCCCAGCAGTCCGTGACGGCGCTGAACACCGTCGTCGACCGCAACGTCAACATCATCGCCAACAACCAGCAGGCATTGCAGGCGATCGAGCAGGTCCGCCAACAGCTCGCCAGCCTCCAGGACAAGACGGTCACCGTCACCGTGCGCACCGTCCAAACCGGTGGCGCCGGCATGATCGTCCAAGGCATGCGCACCGGCGGTTTCGTGCTGCCGATGGCCAGCGGGGGCACCCTGCCCCGGTTGACCCCTATGTCGTCGAGGCAGGCGACGATCGTGCCCCCCAACACGTGGCGGGTTATCGGGGACCGCCCGTCCGGGTCCGAGGCGTTCATCCCCATCAACAAATCCGCGCGCTCGAACTCGATCCTGTCCGAAACCGCGAACCGCATGGGCAAAGTTGTGATGCCCCGCGCGGTCGTGGGAATGCATTCCGGTGGATTCACCGACGGGGGCAGCCGCTGGAATTGGAACGAGTTCTGGGATTGGTGGCGCCGCCACCGCGGCGGTGGGCAAACAAGCCAGCCCGCGCCGCAGCGACTCCTTCAAACAGTGGGCCAGCCCTACACGGCGGAATTCGCCGGCCATGGAACCGTGGGGCTATCGGGTACGGCGCTGCCGATCACCCCGGCGATGTTGTCCACCTATTACCAGACGCCGATCCAGACCGCTCCACCTAGCACCGGCGGCGGAGGTGGTAGCCACGGTGGTCGTGGTGAACCTAAGCAGGTTTATGTCAACACCACCTCGGCGCTGATCAACGAACTGTTCCGGGTTATTCGCTCCGAAATTCGGAAACAGGGCGGCGATGTGCAAGCCGTGTTGGGGGCGTGAATGGCGTTCCCGACAACACCCCGGCAAACCAAAGTTGAACTGTTTTTGAACAGCGGCTGGGTGGACGTCACCACCGACGTGTATGCACGCGACGACGTCACCATCAGCCGTGGAGGCAAAGACGAAAACAGTCAACCCGAGCCCTCGACGTGCCGGTTGACCCTGAATAACCGGTCCGGGAATTACAGCCCGCGTAATCCCGTGGGCGCGTATTACGGGTCCCTTGGGCGCAATACCCCGATCCGGGTCAGCATCGAGCAGGTCAGCGACACCTTTAGTCGCACCGTGTCCAACGGGTGGGGAACGACGGACACCGGGCAGGCCTATTCCACCACCGGCGTGGGCGGCACGGTGGCCGCGTCGGATTTCGCGGTGTCCGCTGGGGTTGGTACGCATTCGGTGCCGGTGGCCGCCGCGAACCGGGTCACCTATCTGTCGACGGTGACCTACATGGATATTGATGTCGCGGTCACCGTGACCTCGGTGGGTTTCTCCAATGTCACCGGGGCCGCGATCGAACCGGCGAACATTGTTCTCCGCGGCACCTCCACCACCAGCTACTACTACGCGAACGTGTCCATTGATGCGTCGGAAAACATCAGCGTGGGGGTGTTGCATTTCGACGGGACGGTGATCGCCTCCCCGGTGGCCACCGGCTTGACCTACACCGGTCAGGCCCTGCGGGTCCGCGCCCAATGCGAAGGCCCCATTTTCCGGGTCAAGGTGTGGGCCGCCTCGGGCGCCGAACCGTACGCGTGGAACGTCAAAGGGCGCCTGGATTCGACGGTCGTCACGGGTTTCGTCGGTGTCCGCTCCGGCGTGGTCACTGGTAACACCAACACCAAACCCATCATTTTCAGCTACGACAACTTGACCGTCCGGGTGCCCAGGTTCATCGGTGAAGTGTCCGCGTGGCCGCAGCGCTGGGACACCTCCGGTATTGACGTGTACTCCCCGATCGAGGCAGCGGGGATTCGCCGGCGAATGGGCCAAGGCGCATCCGCGATCCGGTCGTCGATGTACCGGTTCTGGACCCAGACCGGTCTCGCTGCTGGGAACCTGGTGGCGTATTGGCCCATGGAGGACGGCAAAGAGTCACTCGCCGTCGCACCGGGGATCCCGGGTGTTTTGCCGATGACGGTGAACACCAATGTTGCGAAAGGCCAGAACCTCGACTTCGCCACTTACGACGACTTGCCTTCGTCGGCCCCGATACCCGTCATGGGCAAAGGGCTTTTGATCGGGAATGTGCCGACATACGCGGCGACCGGTTTCTCCAGGGTTATCTGGTTCATGCACGCGCCATCAACACCTCTACCAGATGTTACGTCCATCGTGCAGGTGTTCTACACGGGGACGTTGATGGCGATGCAAATCTTTTTCCGCAACGTCGATGGGTCCATTTCAATTTCGGGCTACAACCGGGCTGGCACCAGTACTGGTGTTCTTGACACCGGCCCGATCGCGTTCCAGCTGGTCGACACCAGCCAGTTGTGCGTGCTGGACCTGACGCAAAGCGGGTCGAACATCAACTGGGCTTTCACCACATTCTTTCTTGGCGACACGATCGCCTCCCAAGCGAACGGTACGCTCAACAGCTTCAACTTCGGGCAAGCCGTCGTGGTCGGCTTCGACCCGTTCATCGAATTGAAAGACACCGCGATCGGGCATTGCATTGTTCGGTCCGCGACGAACGCGATTAGCGGTACCATCTCCTCGTTCAACGCGTGGTCTGGTGACCCCTCCACCGTCGGGGGGGAAACCGCCGGCCAGCGAATTGACCGGCTTACGAGCGAGAACAGTCTCGTTATCGGTGGTCTCGGGTCTCGCAGCAATACACCATTGGCGGGCCCGCAGCGCGTCGACACCCTCCTTAACCTTCTCGATAGCGCCGCGAACGCTGACCTCGGGATCCTCGCCGAAATGAAAGGGGACTCCGGCCTAGCGTTTCGGACCCGCTCGTCTTTGTATAACCAGACAGCGGCCGTCACCCTCGACTACACCGCCGGTCAGGTTTTCCCACCGCTGGAACCCATCGACGACGACCTGCAAACAAGAAATGATGTCACCGCTAAACGCGACGGCGGTTCCGAAGCACGCGCGCAATTGCTCACCGGTCGCATGTCGGTGTTGCCGCCAGAGCAGGGCGGCGTCGGCCGTTACGACTCCCAAACAACACTGAGCCTCGCTTTCGACTCTCAGCTCGCGAATCACGCCACGTGGCTCCTCGCGGCCGGCACCACGGACGAAACCCGCTACCCGGTGATCACCGTGGAAATCGCCGACCCCAACACCACCGCGCTCGACGCATCAATCCTCGACGTCGACATCGGTGACCGCATCGTCATCACAAACCCGAAAACGGGTCAAACACCAGATCCGATTACCCAGATCGTTCGTGGCTACACCGAAACGATCACCCCATTCACGCACACGATCGCGTTCAACTGCTCCCCAGAATCACCCTACGAAGTCGTCAGGCTCGACACCGGGGGCTACAAAGTGGACAGCGACACCAGCACACTGGTGTCCGGAGTGTCGAGTTCCGCAACCTCATTGTCGGTGGCCACTACCGGTCAACTATGGACCACATCCGGCGGTGCCATGCCCATCCAAATCCGGGTAGCCGGTGAGGTGATGAACGTGACCGCTATCAGCGGAACAAGCTCACCTCAAACATTCACCGTGACCCGCAGCGTGAACGGCATCGTCAAATCCCAATCCGCGGGTGCCGCTGTGGCGCTATTCAAACCGGCCACACTCGCCCTGTAATCGAGGGGAAAGAGCTTTCCGTGTTCGCGCCGTTCCTTGCTGGCCAGGACTTGACCGCCAGCCTTCTCACCACGGGTGTTGATAACGCGTTCTTCGTCAAAGGGCTTACCTCTGACCTGACCGTGGGCAATACCACGTTCCAGGATTCAACTGACCTGACGTTCGCGCTCACCACCGCCGCCAGCTACGCCATCCAGTGCCAATTCATCTTCGACAGTAACACCACCGCGGACATTCAAATCAGGTTCACCACCCCGGTGGGCACTGTGCTGCGGCTCGCCGCGTGGGGCCAAACCACCGCCGGCACCAACGACGTCCCGCAGACCGCCACCGATTCGACCACCACCGCAACGATCAGCTACGGCGGTAAAGGCGCTGGCACGTTCTGCCTAGTGCGCCCGGCGGGTGCACTCCTCTCCGTCGGCGGTCCCGGCAACCTGGTCATCGGTTTCGCCCAGGTCTCCATTAGCGGTTCAACGCTACTCAAAGTCGGATCCATGGTGGCCCTGTCGAGGTTCTTCTAATGCCCACACCATGCACATGTTGTTCCTGTGATCCGGCGATTCCGCCTGATCCGGATCCTTATTGCCGCCAACACAGCAGCGACGGGGTCGTCATGCGCCAGTGCGATGTGCACGGATTCCCCGCCAAATTCTGGATCACTAACCCGCTCACCTTGGTGAGCGTGCAGCAGCGCCTCGCCGGCGTCCCGGACCCGTCATGAACATCCGGGAGGCGATCCGGCTCGCGGTCTACCAGACCCCGCCTAACCGGAGGGAAAAATTGACCGACCTGTCACGCCGACGGATCGCAACAATCGCCCGACGCCCAGCATCCACACTCGGCCTGGTGGCGATTTTCCTCGCCTTCGCTTTCGGGTTGCTAGTCCAACAAAACCGCTGGTATTCCACCCCGGCGTACGGCAACCTACTCATCATTTTCAGCGCGCAAACGTGGGGCATCATTTACCTCGCAGCTGCCGTGGGAATGCTCCTCTCTGCTCTCCTCAGAACGCAGCGCGCCATTTCGCTTATCGCTCACACCTACGCATTCATGCTGCTGGTGTCGTGGGAAGCGGCGTTCATTGTCCGCTACCTAACAGATCCCAAAACAACGATCGCGAACGTTGTCGCGTGGGCCGCGTACGTGGCTTTGGTGCTTCGCTCCGCGACACTCATCGATGTAAACCTCGCGGTACTCGCAGCGCACCGCCGAAGCGCGTCCACCGACGAATGACGGCGATCGACCTCACCAAGCTAATCGGGGCTGCCACACTACTCCTCAGCTCGGTTTTCCTGCCCCTCTACCTCAACCGGCGGAAACTCAAATCCGAAGACGCCGCGCATGTGGTTCTCACCCAGGCCAGCGTGGCCCAAATGTTCAAAGAGGAACGCGACCGGCTACAACGACGGCTCGATGAAATCGAGGCCTCCCACGAACACCAAATGGCTGCAATGGCCGCCCGTCACCGACAGGAAATCGAAGCGATGCGGGTCGCGCATCAGGTCGCGATTCAGGAAATCGAGGACAAATGGCGACGGACCCACACCGAGGATGCGGAGAAGATCCGTTACCTCAGATCTGAGATCGACGAGCTTTACCAGCGGTTTTATCGGCAGCCCCCACCGCCTTCATGACTGCCTTCGCAATAGGCTGCATTCTTCTCGTAACGTCGCTGGTCAGTCTCGCCATTTACCTGATTTCGCTTCTCCGGTTGCTGGAGCATACAGAGAATAAAGGCCTTGTTCGTACGGCGACATGCAGGGTTGCTGCGGCGGGCCTGTACACCGTTATTTCGATGTCAACCATCGCTGGGCACAAAAGTAGTGGTTTGATCACCGTTTCTACATTCATTGTGATCCAGCTTATGTGGCAAGTGAACTCCATCGCAGATGTCTACCTCGCGCGCCGGAAAAGCCGGAATTAGGCGGACTGTAAGGGTGAACACGAAACTACTGGTCGATTTTCTTCAGACCGTCAACATTCGCGCATTGGCGAAACGCATTACAAAACTGGAGGAGAACATGGCACGCCTTGACGACGTGATCGCACAGATCAACGACGCCACCAACGCAATCGCCGCTGAATTGGACGACCTCCGTAGCCAACTAGCCACGGGTGATTCAGCCGCTGCGGACAAGTTGCAGCCGATCGCTGATCGGCTGCGCGCGATGGCCGCTGACCCGGACAACGTGGTGCCACCCGCCGAGCCCACGTCTGTGCCAGCCGAGGGTTAATCAGGAACTGGGCCCGCGACCAGCGCCAGGGGCAGGCACGGCGCTGGTCGCGGGCCTTTTCCTCAGCCTCACGCATCGCCTTCGCGAAGTCAGCGAACGCCCGCGCGACTTGCTCCATCGCCGCGGGCAGCTCGCGGAACGCGTCACACATCGGCTTAAACGCCGTCGCCAATTTCTCGGCCAGCTCTTTGGATTGAGGGTCCACATTGCCAATCTACGGGGTTGACATCCACCCCCAATACCAGGCCGGTATCTCGATTGAGCAGATCAGCGCCGAGGGCTTCGACTTCATGGCAGTCAAACTGTCAGAAGGCCGGGGCACATTCGATTCGCTGGACTGGATTCGGCGCGGGAAAGCGTGCGGGCTGCTCTGCCTCGGCTACCACTACCTACGGCCCGGGGATGAGCCTGGCCAAGCCGCCGTGTTCGCCGGGCAACTCGCGAAAGCCGGCGTCCCAGGAATGCTCGACGCCGAAGCGCTCACCACCGACGGGAAAGGCGCCACCCTGACCGTGTCGGGGATCCACCGTTTCCTCGACGAATGCGCTAACCGCGGCGCGAAAGTGCCACTCCTCTACCTGCCCAGGTGGTATTGGCAGCGCATGGGCTCCCCGGATTTGTCCGGGCTCCCCGCGTTATGGGCATCGGGGTACGTGAACGGCACCGGCCACGCATTCGAGCTGTACGAGGCGGTCACCCCCAGCAAATGGGCACCCTACGGCGGGCTCGCCGTGGAGGTTTTGCAATTCAGCGACAAAGCCACCGTCGCCGGCCGCGAAATCGACGTCAACCACTACCGCGGTAGCCGCGCCGAATTCGCCGCCCTGATCGGCGCATCCCAAAAACGAGGAGACCTCGACATGCCCGCTGGGACGATCGAGCCCGGTAAACAAGTCACGAAACTCGTCATGCCCATCGGCCCCAAAGTGAGCATGCTCGTCGCCCGCGGCTGGCTCTCGCTTGCGTCGACCGAAAACGGCACCGCGAAAGTGTGGGTGCAAAGCCCCGTCGGCGGCATCGGTGACGTGCAGAACGTGACCCTGGTCAAAGACAAACGCTGGTTCATGGAGCTACCCGATGGCGCCGACCAGGTGACCATCCATACCGACACCGCAGGTTCGGTGGGCTGGTGTTTGGAGCTGCAACCACGATGACCAACAACAACACGCGACCCGAGCCCCTCCACGACGCGGCCACGGACGTGGCCACCACCCAAGGCACGTGGATGGGCGTCGTCACCGCCCTGGTCTCCGCTGGTGTGATCACCGCGTCCACCGGGCAATTGATCACCGCGCTGCTGGGCCTGATCCCCGGGATCCTCGCAATTGTCGCGACCGCGATCGGTGCAGCCGGCACCGCCCGCGCCGCCCGGCCCAAAGTGACCCCCGTCACCGACCCGCGGAACAACGACGGCACACCGCTGGTTCCCGACCTCGCACCGCCCGCCCCGCTGCCGGAGCCCCCGCCGGCGGATCTGCCCCCACCGACGATCGACCCCGCCGTGGGGCGCCCCAGGCGGTCATCGTGATCCTGTTCGTGGCGCTGGTCCTGTTAGCGGCCTGGGCCGCGCTCATCATCCTGGGCCTGATGGTCAAGGCCCTGTTCTGGCTCACGATCCTGGGGCTGGTCCTGTTCGGGATCACCGCCGTGGTCGTGGTGACCCACCTGCCCCCCGAGGACTAGAAGTCGTGGGTGCACAACGGGCACGAGTGGATCTCCGCCCCGGTCAGTACCGGCACCGGCTCACCCTGGGCGCAGTCAGCGCGAACTTTCGCGTCTAGCTCGACCAGCTCGGCCTCGGTGACGTAGCAGTGCCCGCATTCCACGCAGATCACGTAATAGCTGGGCGGGACGGGTTCGATCCCGTGGAACCAGCACTGATCCTCTAGCGGAACACCCTCGACGTAACCCCCCATGTGGGCAGGCTATACCGTAACGCCCCGGGGAATGCTCGACACCGGAACAACGCCCCACCCCAGTCCTCTGTCCGCTGGGGTGGGGCGTTTTCGGTATGATCGGCGAAGCGACACTGACACTGCCGCTCCTTAGGAAAAAGGGGCCCCCGACCCAACTTGGCTGGGCGGGGGCCCCTTTTTGCGTTTTAATAGAATGAGCCGGTGCCCGACGTGTCGCCCGTACCCTCCCCGTCCGACAGCATCGACGTCTCCGAATTCCACCCGCTAGACCATTGGCCTGGTGATATGCGCTGTCGAACTTTGCCAGGCGGGTTCCGCCGGCACATGTCTTATGCGTGGGATTTCAAAGCTCGCCACTGGTGGCGGATCCGCCGGCGCACGCTGTGCCGCCTCCGCTGGCACAACATGGTCGACGCGTGGCGCCGCGACGAGGGCCCCGTTCGGGTGTGCCGGGCGTGCCGGCAGGAGGAGCCTAGGACCGTGGGGACGCGAGTGGACTAGGATGTGCAGGGCAGCCCCCGCGGAGGTCACCTCCTTCACTCGGATCCCTCCGCGGGGACTGCCCTGCATGTCGCTCCGGTAGGGGAGCGCCTTCGCAGCAGTGATGCTTCATATGACACCAGGGACAGCTCCACCCGGTGTTGTTCGGGTTGAACTGCCCCTGGCAGTAGTCGCAGGTCACGCCTCAAAGCGTGCCAGCGTTACACGGCGACGAGGTGCCTCGGCGCGCGGATCTCGCGCCGGTACATGATCCTCTTGGAGGGGCGATGGCTGTCTTCGCCTTCCTGCGATCCACCGTCGATGCTGTCTTCGCCTTCCTGCGATCCACCGTCGATGCTGTCCGTAATCGGGACGACCTCGGCTAGTGCTGCGGACATGCGGAACCAACTCCCTTATTTTTTCCACGGGCCCAAACTGGGGTGTGCTGGGCCCACGCCTCTAAAAGGAAGAATGCAGTAGATTATGCGGCGGGATTATTCCTCGGCCACTATTATCGGTAGGCCCTGCGCGATGCGATCCTGGTTGATTGCGCGGAAGCAGTCATTGCACAACGGCTGGCGCACGCCTTTGGCCTTGTTGTCAGTGGGCTCGTCAGTGTCGGGATCGACGTAAACCGACGGCACATTGTGCGGGTCATACGTGAACTTATTCGGACATGCCCAACATTTGGACACGACCAGAAATGATTCGGGGGCCACTCCGGGGACGATCAGGCCCGGCTGGTGCTCGTCGGTGCTCATCTTCACTCGGCTCTCTTTTTAAGTGGTGGGCAGCCCCGACCGGGAGGCCGCCCACCACATCGTTGGGTTATCCGTCGAACTCGCCGGCTTCAATGCCGGCTAGGAACGCAGACCATTGGCCCGCGGGGAAGATCAGAACCCCGCCGTTGGGGTTCTTGGAATCACGCACCGCCCGGTAACCGGGCAGGTCCGCGACCTCGACACAGTTGCTTGCCGCGCCGCTGGCGCTAGACTTCCGCCACGTAGCGGAAGCCTGGATGTTACTCATCGGCTCTCCTAGCTCGCCTGTTTCGTGTGCTGTTTGACGAGCTGCGCGATCAAAGCCCGGCTCTCGCTGCGATCGAGAGACATGGTGCGCAGCTCGTCAAACAACTTAGCGAGGTGCGCCACCATCGGCGGCTTCTCTATCAGGCGACCGCCCCACGCGTCCTCCTGGTAGGCGACGTCGTCGAGTAACCCTTGAGGGAACCGCAGCAGCGAGAAGGGCCCACCAACCGGGTGCATGCCGGCTTCGAAGGGCAGGATTTGCAGGTTGATGTTGGGTTGCTTAGCCCGCTCGGCGAGCAACGTTAGCTGGCCAGCCGCGAGCCCTTCCTCGGTCTCGTGGGCGCACATCTCCAGGGCCGCCTTCGACACCACGGCGGATACCCGGAGCGGCTGGCTGCCGAGCAGCCGTTCTTGTCGGAGCAGCCTCGCGGCCACGTATTTGGACACCTGGTCGGGTCCCCATCGGCCGTCGAGACGGAACAACCGCCGCATGTACTGCTCGGTTTGGAGCAGCCCGGGGATGATGTGCAGCTCAACGCACCGCAGTTCGACGGCTTCGGATTCGAGGCTTACGTAGGGCTCCAGCCAGTCGGGTAGGCCGTAGGTGGAGAACGGGCTGCGGTGGGCGGCCTCGGAGCGGAGTGTTTTGAGTGTCGTGAGGACCTCGTCATCGGTGACGCCGTAGACGTCGCGGACCAGCACGGTGAGATCGGACGCGGCGGGGACGCGGATCCCTCGCTCGAAGTGCCCGATCAGTGATGGTGAGCGTTCGATGGCGCGGGCAGCGTCGTCGGGTTCGACACCTGCGGCTTTGCGCAGGCGGCGGAGTTCTTGGCCGAGCTTGACGCTGCGGACGGTGGTACCAGCCACGGGCCGAAGAGTAGTGCTACCACGCGTGATGTAGCAAATCCTGTGAATTAACACCATCTAGTGGTTGCTCTTGTATTAATACTCGGGTTAGCCTACCCAGGCTCGCCCGGCCCGCATGGGGGCCGGACCGGGCAGCTTGATCAGGCACAACCCCCGGGAGGTGCACCGGTGATGCTCCAGGTGACCGACTTCTCGCGTATGTACGAACTGGCACGAGGCGAGTGGGCTTGTGACCTCGGCGCCCTGGGACGCATCTGGTTGGCCTTGCAGGACTTCCAGCCAACTCCTGTCGTGTTCGGCATCGACGTTCCCCGCGCGCACCCCGATGCGCTGCCGGCGGACGTCGACCTGTCGGACCTGTAGACCCCAGCCGGGCGCTGGAGACGGCCTGAGCGGCGAAGGGCTCATACCTCCCGCTGCGATGACGGGCTGCTAAGTCCCAGCGCCTGGCTGGGCCCCAACCGAAGAGGGGCCCCTGCGATGTTCGGACGCAAACGCGGCCGCCACGCCGCTTACGGTGAGCACGCGTTACCGGCGCAGCGCGACGGGGTGGAGAAGCGCCTTGTCGAACTCATCGACGCCACGGGCAGGAGCCACTGGGTGACGTTCAACGCTATGACCCAGGGCCGCCACGCCGGCGTGTACGACACAGCGTGCTGCCACCAACAAGTCCCTTCCGGTGCGCTCACCGCGCGGGCAATGAACTACTGCCCGTACCGGCTGCCACTCCTGGCGCCACGATGAGCGCGTCCCGGCCGCCAGTTGAGGAGACGGCGTCTGCCGAGCGAAGCCCAGGTCACGACGGTGATCCTGCTCGCGACGCTGTTGCACATGTGACTCCTGGCGGCCGGACCAACCCCTACCAGCGAACCCCTGACCTGATGGAGCAGTGCTCCGAAATTGTGCGCGCCAGGGCGATGCGCGCGAACATCCCGGTGCCCGTCCGAAGGGGAAGGGCTCGTCGGACATGAGTGTTGTGGAGCGCGCCGAGCGCCGGCTGTGGCTGGTGTGGATCACGGTCGGCGCTGTCTCGTTGCTGTTGGCATGGTGGTCTGGGGGTGCTGGCTTGCTCGACTTGTTAGTGGTTGGCGGGATTCTCGCCGCGTTCATCGTGGTGGTGGGGTGGTTGATGAACCAGAGGACGCGATGACCGTCGCCGTGGATACGCCGGCGCCGGAGGGCCTCCAGGGTTGGTTCTTGGTGTCGATGAGTGATGGCGACACGCACCGGGGGGTGTACTTCGCTGAGGCGGGCAAGGTGCGCGCGTTGTGTGGCGCGGTGTTCGATCCGCTGCGCTTGACTACCGGCGCGCCTATCGTGTTGAAGCCAGAGCCGCCGGATCCGGACCAGGTGTGTCCGGTTTGTCGGGGCGGTCGTGTACCCCGACAGAGGGAATCACGGCCGGGACACGCCGGGCGGTGTCACACAACTTGACACACCGTGTGCAAACCCGTTAGACAGCGCAACGTGACACAGTAAACGTTGGTTCGCAAGGCGCGGGAATTGATCTTTCCAAGGCGCGGGAATTGATCTTTCCCCTATCCCACTGGGTAATCAAAACCACTACCGCGCCCAGTGGGGATACCCGGCCGTTGGAAGCCCCCCGACTCCGACGGCCGGGTATCTAACCATTTCGCCTACCCCTGTCAAACGAAAACGGGATCAATGAGCACTACCACCACCAACGCTAAACCTGCGGTATTTCCGTGGGTCGAGGGCCAAACTGTTACCTCCATCGCACGCCACCCCAAATGGGGAACCGTGCACCTCGTCGTACTCGCCGTCGACTACACCTGGCGCATTCTGTGCCTAGGGACACACCTCACCGAGGACTGGGCCAACGCTGCGCGCAACGGCATGCAAGTCAACTGCGCAGCCTGCTGGCGCGCGTTTCACCCCGAAGGCGCCATTCGTCGCGCCACTGGCCGCGACCAAACATTCTTCGCCTACTAGGGGGCGAGACAGCCGTGCTCCGAATAATGTTCACCTGCCCCAACTGTTTTGTCACGACCGACGGCGCTGACAAGCTCGGCGAGGGCGGCCCCCAGGGTGCGCAGCGACTGCGGGTCAGCATCTGCGCACACTGCGCCGGTGTTTCGTTGATCGAAAGGGATCTGATCAGCGGCACGCTGCTGCTGCGTAAACCCACCGACATCGAGTGCGCCCAGATCGAATCGATCCACTTCGTGGCCGCCGCCAGGGCCCTCGTCAAACAAATCGGACCACCACCGAGGCGCCGATGACCATCACGCATTCCCACCGCGGTCTCCTCGGCGAGATCATCGACCTGCTGATCCAGCTCGAAGCTGACCATCACGCCGCCGGCTGGGACAACAGCCCACCCACCCTCTACCGAGCCAGCCGAGGGAAGCACGGGCAGCTGGACATCGACCGCGTCCGTCTCGGGATTCGGGGGATCGATGCGCGCACCGAGTTCGGCTACATGGCTGCCGCGGTTCAACAAGCCACGGGCTCGGAGCTGATCGAATCCATTTTCGACGGCCCACCGCTGGCGCACTTGCTGGTTTTCGAGTCGTGGCAGCACGCCAGTAGAACAGTGGAAGAACACAAAGCGGACCGCAGGTCGCTCGCTGACGTGCCGGGGAGCTTTGAGGCCCGCTGCGGGATAGCAGTCATCGGTAAACAAACGATGGCGGTCAACCGGATCCGCGACGAGGAGCCCGTGCTCGTGGATCCCACGAGCGACCCTAACGCTGGCGTCTTCGCCTACCCGGGTGGGATGTTCGCCAGCCTAATGGAATATCACCAGGCAGTCGCCGCGCACTGGAGGGGGAGACTTGCAATTTACAACTGACACGGTCACGGCTCATGGTGATCCAACGGCGAACGCTGTGTACTGCCGGATCACCAACCACGCGGTGTTCAAATCCGTGGAAGTCGCCCCCGACGTGGTTGTCGACTACGACGCTAACGGCGAAGTCGTCGGTGTCGAGGTCCTCGGCGTGCGCAAGCCCGGTGGCCGGTGGGAGGTCACGCGCCGTTCATGAGCGACGAAGCCGCCGACGTGCGTAAGGCCGCTGTTGCGGACCTGCTGAACCAGGTGCTGCTCCGCTGGCAGCTACTAGAGATGGCCGAAGGTATCCGCGACGTTTACGTAGGCGAAGTCGAACCGCTCGATTCAGAACTCCAGGCCATCCACCGCCGGCTTGATCGCATCGAAAACCACCTAGGAAACCTCGAACAGATGCTCGCCGAGTTGATGCAGATACCGAATAAAAAACGGTGGACCGTGTCGTTGTCCATGGGCGGTTGGACGGTGGCCCGGGAACCCAGGGGGAGACCATGACAATCCAGCGCTGGTGGGAACCCCGCCGCGAAGGTGAGGACACCGCCGAGTTCCTCACCCGGGTCCTGTCGGACCTCGGCGCGTACGACCTCGCCGAAAAGGCCCGGCTGTACCACTTCGATGACTACCGCTGCCCCGACGATATCGACGACGGCGCCAACATCAACCGCCTCGTCCAGGCCGTTACAGACTGGTCCAGGTCTGTCAGTCGAACCGCGCGGGATCGCGCCAAGGTACTTATCGACGCGGCGAAAAACGGCGAGTTCGACGGCACCCGCGAAGAAGCCGACCAGTGGGCCCAAAGTCCCGACGGCGCAGCCACCTTCGCTGAACTGATCAGCGACATGGCCACCGCCGGACCGCAGCGCCCAGCCCGCGACGACGACCAAACCTTGTGGGTCCAGTCCGACGTGATGGCCGATGGCGCCTACGGGCTGTCCCTCAACCTCGGACCCGACCACGCTTGGCCGCTGGACCGGAACCAAGCCATTGACTACGCCGTCACCTGCATCCAGCGCGCCACCGAAGCCGACCATGACGTCGCCGTGTTCCGCCTGCTCGGCGCAGTCGGTAGCGATCCCGTAACCGCCGCGGTGGTCATCAGCCGCGAGATCCGCGGCCGCCGTCCCGTCGACCACAAACCCACCGCACCACTCGAATTCACCACCGGGATCCGTAGAAACCTTGAGCCGTTCATCACCATCACCCTCGACGGTGAACATGTCGGCCAGCTCACCCCAGATGAGCTGCGCGCGCACGCCGCCCACGTACTCGGCGCTACAGCCGCCGCGGACCTCGACGCTGCCCTCTTTCGCGCGCTCACCGACACCGTCGGGCTCGACGAACCCACAGCGCGAGCCGCTGTGCATTCACTCGCGGACCACTGGCCAGACAAGCAGCCCAGTTGAAATGATGACCCTGCTCCGGGCGATCCTCTACTGCGCGATGCGCAGTCGAATCGTCGCCATCAACATCCTGGTCGCCACCGTCGGGCTCGGCGCGTTGTTCATCATGAACATTGGGAACTGGCTGGCGTGCTTCGCTCTAGCCATGGCCTGGGGCCATATCGTGGCCAACGCTGGTCTCGCCTACTACGCCGGCTACGTCGAGGGTGAAACCGACGAGCGACAACGAGCCACGATGAGACGCTGGACGCCGTTTATTCCGGACATACGTGTGCCCCCCAGGAGCCTGCCTTGAGAGTTCCGTTCGCCGCACGGGACCTGCCGGCGTCAGCGTTCCCGTTCACCATCGAATTCATCGCCCAGCGCACCGGCAACGTCGTGCACAGCATCACCGTCTCCGGGCCCGGGGCGGCCGCCATTCCCGCTTTGAAGGCGGACCACGGCCTAGTCGACGTACGGATCACCTACGCCGACGGCGTTGTTGTTTACGAAAAAGCCAACACGAGCCGCTGACGGGAGGAACCAATGGCGAGCGCAACAACTACGGGCCCGTTCAAGGCGATCGAAGGCGGCTATCGGATTAAGGAAACCGCCACTCACTACATCGATATCGTGCGAATGCTGTTCAACTGGCGGCTATGCCTCACCCCGAAAGCATCACCGCTGACTTACGACCGGTCATGGTGCTACGCAGGCACGAGCGACCAATCGTTTATGGCGGCCGCGCTCGCGGCCCTCGCGTGGGACGGCGCCGACGACACAGAGCCAGAAGGCTGGAACAAAAACAACCAAACAGGCGAATGGAGGGAACCCTGGTGACGAAACCTACGTACCTCGTGGAAGCCTGGCGCGAGGACCCCTGGTGGCTAGCGCGAGTCATCGACGGCCCCGACGCGGCGGCTCTTGGCGCCGTCACCCAGGCCCGCTCCAAAGCCGACGTCGAACCGATGGCGCGGGACCTCATCGCCACAATCCTCGACTGCACCGACGCCGGCTTCGATCTCAAAATCGAATACAAGTGAATCACCGCAGCAAGGGGCTGTTAGCTCAATGGCTAGAGCAGCGGACTTTTAATCCGCGGGTTCCGGGTTCGAGTCCCGGGCGGCCCACTTACCGAATGACGCGGCCCCGGTGCGCGAACGAGTCGAGCGCGACGGCCGCGAGGAGCACGACCGCGGTG